TTGGAATTCACCCGAGAGACCGCTTGTGTCTATGATGTGGAGGTTGACATTTATGGTGACACTAAACCGATTGCGTCCATGTATCTGTGCCCTGAGTGTGGCGAGATTTGGCTCAATTTGACGGATGTGGGTTATTGCATTCCCCCGGACGACGATATGAAGATTTGTTTGCAGGAATACCACCAAATAACAGGCTTTAACCCGGAGGATTATTCAGTACAGGAGATACCCGAATGAAAGCAATAACGATCGTTCAACCATGGGCGAGCCTTATCACCTATGGGCATAAGGCTATCGAAACGCGATCATGGCCCACCAAATACCGCGGTAAATTGGCGATCCACGCGGGTAAAAACCTCATGATCCCGCACGATGGGCCCTTCATAGCCGCGCTGAATCGAATCGGCATGTTCCGTGAGGAATTGTATCCCCTGGGCGCGGTGATCGGGACGTGCGAGCTTTACGACTGCATCCAGGTGTCCTTTTCGAATCATCCGGTTTCGGATTTGGAACGCCTTTTCGGATGCTATTTGGAAGGGCGATACATGTGGATGCTCAAGGATGTCCTACGCTTTCAAAAACCTATCCCCTACCGAGGCCAGCGGGGGCTGTGGAACTGGGAGGCATAAATGCTGCGAGGATCGTTGATCGAAAGATTGAAACCGTTTACCAGCCAAGTAGTTCCGGTACGGGATCTCCCGGTGAACTTCCTATTTTCAGGAGCACGCGCTACCTATGCCACCAACGACACGTGGATATTGTGTGTCCCTGGAGTACTTGCGGGTTCGAACCCAATGCTTGCCGAACGTTGCAGACAGGCATTTTTGAAATCCCGCCAATCCGGTGAATCGGTAACGATCACCATGCGCTCACTGCGCGGCCTTATCTGCCGTTGTCCCGATTGCAGCCGCCCGGGAACGGCCAAGATGGTAGAATGCCCAGAGTGCGAAGGAGATGGGCAGGTCCATTGGGATTCCAGGCATCATGAATATCATGCAACTTGCGATACATGCGACGGGGAAGGGAAGATTCTGGCTGGAAATGGCATCCAAGAACGCGAATCCTGCCCTACGTGCAAGGGCAAAGGATATACGCGGGACGAAGATAAATACACCCTGGATATAGGCCCTTCTCACATCAACCCGGAATATGCGAGGCGACTCATCAAGGCTTTCGGCCCGCTTACCTTCACCATTCCCGAGGATGTTTTCAAACCCGTCTATTTCCGATTCGCGGAAGGCGACGGAATCATCATGTCGGTACTATTTTAGAGGAAGGAATAGCCATGGAACTCAAGCCATGCCCGTTTTGCGGATATTCAGAACCACGTATGATCCATGAAGATGTAAAACATGAAACCTATCTTCTTGATCCAAGAGAGCGTGTATACCAATTCCACTTTGTATCTTGCGATGATTGTGGCTGTCTTGGTGGAAGAGCACCAACGACGGAAAGAGCCGCCGAGCTTTGGAACAAAAGGGGCGGCGAAAACCGAACGTGCGAGACATGCCGGTATCGGATGTTGAGGGGATCGCACTTCGGATGCGGCTGGGCCACGGGGGACAACCGAGATAAAGGACCAATGGACTTTTGTAAGAATTGGGCGAAGGACTGTACGAACCAAAACACAACCGGAGAGAGCCATGAATGAAACGCTCAAGTCAACGATGGACATGGTACGCACTATCAAATTCAGTTCCCGGGTCAAACACCATCGTAACGTTGCGGATTTTCTAGCCGATAGGATCGTGCAGGCAGCGACCCAGCAAACCCTTTTGGCTGCCGTCGAGCGTCTGTGTGAACTCATGGATGCCGATCCGGGGGAGATGCTCTCAAGCGTTACGGCCGAATTCTTGAAATCTGTTTCTAAGGGCGACGCATCCGGGGTACTTGCTTGGTTGAGGAAATATTCTCGCATCGCCGCCATGCTGACGATGTTGAAACAGGATGACTACCTGGAAACCGTAGTATCCCTTGAGATTACCGACATACAAGACGACGGGTCCGCCATTCCGGACGTCCCCCACGATATCGGCGTCAAGATCACCTGCCTGTCTCCATTGGCGCACGGAGCTGATATCAAAGCCGGCAATGCCTCCCTTTACCGTCGCATGGACGTGCTTTCAACGACCGGAGGGATGCTGCGGCTTCCCTTCTACGCCGGAAACGCTTTCCGTGGGCAAATGCGTGATATTCTGGCGGACGATCTGGTTAAGTCCCTTGGGTTGCTCCCACGTCGCGACAAGCCTCCCCTTTCTCTCTGGTTTTTTCAGGCGCTCTATGCGGGAGGTTCGCTCGAAGAAAACAGTGCCGCGGAAAAGGCGCTCAGAAAATCATTGGGCGCAAATGGTTCAGTAAGGGCTAAGGGAGTCCATGAATTTAGAGACATTTTGCCCGGGCTTTCTCTCCTTGGTACCGCGCTCGGAAATCGCGTGCTCTGCGGGCGCTCGCGATTCTCGGATTTCCGTCCGGAATGCAGGCAGTGGGGAAACGGGGAGACTGAAGTCGGAGAACTCTTCGAATGGTTGTATCTGACGCGCAGGGAGGATCACGAAGAATATGAAGAGAACCACAGTATGATTGCCAATACCGAATGCCTCAAGGCCGGGTCCATCCTGCGCGGGGGGATTGATATGGATGGAATTTCCACGGAGCTTGAGCGATCGGCACTGGGTCGCGGCCTTCAACTCTTGGCCGAAACCGGGTATATTGGAGCCGAAAATCGGCGCGGTCTCGGAAGGTGTAGAATTGAATGCGTTAACGCACCCGACCCGTCGCCATATCGGGAATATCTCGAAACCAACAGGAGTTCCATCCTGGAGTATCTTTCCGGCATGGGGGCTATCAATGCATGCGACTGATCTGATAGCGGAACGTCTCCCCCCGCTTGAGATTCTTCCTTTCGATACGGTGCGTGGCACGTGCTGCGTGACAGGTAGAAAAACTCTTTGCGTCCCTCGCGATAGCGTGTTGAGCGATAATTTCACCGACTGGATGCTTCTTGATTCGCCGGCATCCCCGCATATCGGCATCAATGTCTACCGAGCGTGGATGCACGGAACGCGTAAGCCCGGAAGCAAGCGCATGTTCCACCCGGAGCGCCACTCCTGCTGGATCGTGTCGGAAGATGGATTCCATTCGGCAAACCGCCAAGAGGTGCGCGATTCTGTGTTGAATGGGTGCATATCTCCGCCCTGGTCTGGCTGGGTCACTACGAGTTACAAGAAACACGGCAGTCTACGCACTCCGGTTAACATGGAGCCCTTTGGCCGCTGGGGGTTTGACGGTTTGACGCCGGATTGTACTGACATCCAGAAGGTACGCGCTTGGTGGGATGTTCTCCGGAGCTTCCAGGACGCCGGGATTGGCAGGACGAGCATGGAAACCGGCGATATGCCGCCCGGAATCATCAAACATATCGGGTTGGGCATTTGGATGGATTTTTTGAAATGGAGTAGAGATAAGCAGAATACCGTGCTGTATAAGTTTCTGCTCTATCTTCTGCCGAGTAGGGAAGAACTGAAAGAACCATGATATATCTCGGGCTTGCAAACAACGAAAAACAGGCGATGGTTGCCGAATATGTCCGCGAGCGCGGAATCAAAAAGGCTTTTATGCTCACGCCTGCAAAATTTGCCATCGAATGTCCTGTAGTAGAGATAATAGAATATTCCAGCATCATCATGTACAAAACATTCTATCGCCTGCTCCAGGAGATTGACGGTTCAACGCTCGTGGTAATAAACGAATGCCTGCGCACCCAAAACCGCAATGACTTAACGTATAATTGCATCAGGCATTTTCTTGCGCAGACATCGCATCAACTCATTTTTCAATACTTGCCTATTATCGACGGGTTCAATGATTTTCTGTCCCTGGTAGACTTCGACACCCACAGCCGGTGGAAGCGGGAAACCAATCAAACAATCATCGAGGAAGCATCCATTGTATGCGCCGAGGTCGCACCAATCTTTAATCGAGTAGACATTGGGGTGAGTGACTCGGAAATTTCGTCCTACGAAAACGAGAAGGCCAAGCTCATCAAAAACATCGGGCTTAAAGACCCGCACACAATTCCTCGCAATCTCTACCTGATTTCAGGAAAGGCCAAGTTACAACATATCCGTTCTGACCGCTGGTATATTGGCCGCAACAATCGATTCAAATTGTCATCATTTCAAACATTTCGAGAGAACAAATACCCAAACGCTCCATATGCCGTTTTTGAAGTATGCCACAATTTTATCGACTTTTCTGATTTTTTGTTTTTATCAGGGCAGTCAATATTTGATTTCCTCGTAGCAGGTCTCAAAATTGACGAATGGTACTTCCAGAGATGCCTAAAATGGATTGAGGAATTGAAACGTGTTTATTCAGCGATACGACAATACCAAAAACGTTCTTGATGCTGCACGGGAACGCATATCCTTTCTGTTTGATGCCTTCGAGACAATTATTGTGTCAGTTTCGGGCGGCAAGGACAGCACGGTCCTTGCCCACCTGACCCTGTCGGAGGCGCACGCCAGGGGGAGAAAGGTGGGGCTTTTTTTCCTAGATGAAGAGGTGGTCTACGAAAGCACCATCCGACAAATTGAATACCTTATGGATCTCTTCCCGGACTGCATATCGCGGTACTGGCTACAGATAGAATTTGCCCTGACCAACGCCACGTCTGCAACCGAAACGCAGCTCATATGCTGGGAAGCCGGGAAACACAAAATATGGATGCGATCAAAGAATGCGTGCTCGATCCAGCACCGAATGTGGTCCGAAAAAGAACAGACGGTGCGCGACAAAAACAAGGGGTTCGGATTCTATGATGTGATCGAGAATTTTGAACGATGTTTTACAGGCGCCGCATTCCTTGTTGGGCTTCGCGCTGCCGGGGAGTCCCCAAACCGCTGGCGAGCAATGGTCAAGAACCCCGTGGATGTGAACGGTACTCCGGTTTTCTGGGCAACCAAGAAGGGAAAGAACGCGGCATTTTATCCGCTTTATGATTGGAATTTCTCCGATGTGTGGAAATACATAGGGGGAAAAGGATTACAATACTCAAAGATCTACGATTATCAATTCAAGAAAGGATTTTCCCTAAACGAGATGCGCGTATCCTCTCTCATCCACGAGAGATCGTTCAAGAGCCTCTGCGAATTGCCGGAATTTGAGCCAAAGACATATAACAGGCTCTGCAAACGATTGAAGGGAATTCAATTTGCTCAAGAAACTGGGAAATCCGCAAAAATGTTCAAGGCTCGGAAGCTGCCGAAGAATTTTAAGTCCTGGGTCACATACCGCGATTTTCTTCTGCGGACCCATCCAGATACGAAGCACAAAACGATTTTTGAAAAGCGATTTTTACGGCATCTGGATAATGAATTTGTGGCTCGGCAACAGTGTAGGCAGCTCATTCTCAATGACTACGAAAACAACCTTCCAGTGGATAATAAGCCAGATCCGCGAGAAGAATTGATAAGGTATTACGAAGAGGTGCTATGATGGCCATGTATATCGATACGATAGAGGATTTCCATAGGATTAAGGATCAAATACAGCCCGTTTATATAACATCGCGCAAATACGGGAAAATTGAAGTCCCTTGCGCGAACACTTTATTGGTGGCCCGAGATCTGATAATTGCCAACAACTATAATCCAAATTTCGTTCCGAAACATAAGATGGAACTGCTAAAGCAATCCATACTTGACAATCATTTTTGTTATCCTGTTGTTACGATATGGGACGATGGGATTGGGGCATTCATAATCATTGATGGGTTTCACCGGGATATCATGGGCGATCCGGAATGGCTTGATCTAGACTATATCCCCCTGGTTGTTCTGGGCCATGATATGACACAACGACTGACCGCTACCGTACAGTTCAATAAGGCGCGAGGCGTCCACCAAGTGGACCTGGATGCCGAGGTGATAAGAAGATTGGCGGAACAGGGCGTATCCGATGAGGAAATTTCTGCACATCTTGGGGTGGACCTTGATACCATCCATCGGTACAAACAGCTTACCGGGATAGCTGATTTATTCAAAAACACTCCATACTCTACTAGCTGGCGCATGGTGGATGCTGGAGGAGAATCTAATGACTGATTGGGAGTATGGGGGGGTATATCGTGGTTATGATATGGAGGGGGAAATCCATCTTCCCAATAATTCTATTGTCCAGGTATGTGATTGGACCATATCGTTACCCGAATTTATGAAATCAGCCGACGCCCTCTTTGTCGATCCCCCATGGAACGCTGGAAATGCGAAATCGTTTTACACGAAGGCGGGGATATACATACCTGGAATAGATTTTCATGCATTTTCAAGTATACTTTTTCAACGAATTTTCGAGATTTCCCCCGATACTGTTTTTGTAGAAATCGGGAAACAATATATTGGATTATATTTGCAATCATTGGGTGGTATGTTCAAGTATGTCACATTATATAATTCGTCCTACTACCATCGAAAGCAAAACAAATGCTATGTAATACACGCAACTAACAGCGGAAAGCTTAAGCGACACAAAATCCTGGAAGACATGGACGAAGAAGACATAATCAAATGGCTATGCCGCAATCATCCATACCAGTGTGTTGGAGATCTATGCATGGGGCGCGGACTGGTTGGCAAGCATTCATATCTTAATGGAAGGCGTTTCGTGGGGACGGAATTGAACCCAAAACGTCTTGCGGTTCTAGTGGATTTCATACGATCCCGCGAGGCCAAAACAAATGAATAGGCTTATCTGGAAACTCCGGGCAAAAATGCTGGAATATAAGCGGCATGTGGCCCACGCTCAGGATGTTGTCAAGAAGGCGCACGAGGTTGGTAATTTCGTCATATCCTGGAGTGGTGGGAAAGATTCAACCGCAATGTGCCATCTCGCGAAGTCACTCTACCCTGACACTCCAATTATGATTCAATTCGATGACTGCGACTGGCCGGAGAAACGGCCATATGTGGAGCGTGTATCAAAAGCGCAAGGATGGGATTTTTACCCGGTGGAACCCGATTTTAGCGTGTGGGAGGCAACTGAGGATATTGATCTTGGCCGCGAAAATATCTGCTCACAATCGCATGATCTGACAAGGAAGGCATTTCTGAAGCCTCTCGAAGAGGTTCAAAAACAGATTGAATGCATTGGGATTTATAT